AGATCGTCTTCTAACCAATACCAAACTTCGACACGGTTAGATCGAACACCGCTACCACCGGGGTCGGACTGACCGGCAAGAAAAGTACCGGGCACCGAATCATATGTAATCGAAGAGGCCTTGAGCTTGTCGTCGTCGTCGTCTTCGCCGTTGATGAAAGCAAGAAGAACACGATCGTTGCCGGCTGGTTGGTCCAAAGAATACGACTGTGTGTGAGTTCGACCTGCCGTCCCAAACCAGAGTCCAACCCACCCGTTGCCGGTGGTGTTTTCAACAGGACCAATCCAGTCAATAAGAAACGCGTCTGAAAAATGGGCAACAGTTTCAACGCCCAACAAAGCGGCGTCGGTGGTGTGGGTGCGATCCACCGAAGCAAGCAGAACAGCGTCAGTGGTGTGAACCCGAGTAGACGTTTGGCGAAGCAGCGCGTCTGTGGTGTGGGTGCGGGTTTTGGTGACCCGCAACAACGCGTCGGTTGAATGGGTGCGGGTGACCTGAGTGGCAGTCGGCGTGTATGTGCCGGTCAGTCGGGCGTCAACCACCAGCACCGGGGTTGCCGAGTCGTTGCCCTTGATTTTTGTTGACGTGAACCGGAAATGAAGAAGCGCCCCGTTCCAGTCCGACGCCGACGCCGACGACCCCGTGCCGGTGAGGGTCAACGTTTTGGTTGTGTTGGCTGCTGGTGCCCCGTTCGAGTCCCAAACGGTACCGTTGTAAGACCGGAGAGTCGTCCACGCCACATAATCGGTGGTGCCGTTCGACGCCGTGATCCGACACTCCAACAGTGTGGTGTCATCGGCGATCGTGCCGGGGATCGCCGAGTCGTAATGCAGGGCGATGGTGTCCATCGACGAAAAGTCCGCATCGACCGGTTCGACGCCAACGATCAGCAGTTCGTTGGCGGTGCTGTGGTTCAGTAACGGGCCAGCAGCCGTTTCACCGGACGCCGCTATGGACCCGACGGTCCCGTTGATGTCTCCGAATCCGCCGCCACCGGCGGCGCCGTCAGTCCACCCGGACGTGCCACCGGTCCACTGGTTGATGTTCGTGTTCGAGTTGGTGCCGTTCGGTACCAGCGGGGTGAGCGTCGCCATTAGGTGTCATTCCAGCAGCATCGACCGGACGGTTGGGCCATCACCTCAGGAATGTGTTGCGGCCAGTCACCACACCCGTAGCCGGGGTGGTTTGTTTTGAACCATTGCCCAACGATGGACCGCTTCCAGCGGCGGTCCCGGTGGACTTTCGCCCAGTCGCCTAGTTCGAGCAGCAGCGAACAGCGGGGAACGTCATCAACGACGGTCAGGTAGTTGCAGACCTTGCCGTTGATCCAGCAGCAGTGACCGGGCCTGTCGCCGTTGCCTGAGCAAATTATGGGGGCCACATTGACCTACCTTCGGGGTGGCGGCACCCTTACCAGATAGTCCAATGAGTTAGTAAAGTCGGATGGGCGAATCATGTGACCACTAACGCCAAAAACCCTTGTATTCCACCTGACACGTCCAACCCGGCAGCCGACCCAACGCCAACCAACCGAATATCTGTGTTGGGTGGGACCACAAGATACGGGTCGAATCCGAGTCGGGAATGACCACCGGCCGAAGATATGGTGGCTACTTCGCGAAACACTTTTCCCCATTCGCGGATCTCTAACCGCACTTCCACAAACGAAGCCGTTTTTTCCAACACGTCCGCATAGAAATGAGTGACAAACCAGAAGGTGGTTGAGTCCAGCGAAGTAGCTGCTTTGTTCGACTGATTTTTTCCGGCGTCGATCATCAAATGAACGGTGCTGGCAACGTCGGGAACACCGGCCGTTATCGTTCCGTCTTCGTAAACGTACACGACGCCGGCGAGGTCGCTGGTACCAGCGTTGTAAGCACGGGTGACACGCACCAAAGGGGTTGGGAGAGAAACTTTGGTTTGTCCGCTAAGGGTGACTGTTTGAACAAGGAAAGTGAGGTTGCCGCCAGCGACAGCATGGCCTTCAATTCTGATGTCTTCGGTGTCGCCCGTGTTGTCCGAAGAAATGGTGTCGATGATGTTGGTGGACACATACGTTTCGTTGTTGACACCTGCCGGGAGGGTCATAATTGTCGAACCGGGTTCAGCGTTGGTAACAGCCGCGTTGTGACCGAACTTCAACAACGACTTTTGTTTGGCTTCCACAGAAACTTCAACACCGTAGTTGGATCGGGCTTCAAGAATGGCCTGATTGATAAATGGGTGAGTGTCGATGCTCATGGGAGGCAGCTTAGCGAACCCGCCACACCCAGTTCGACTATCGAGCAGAAGGACGAGGCGGTTGGGGAGGTCGAGGCAAAGAAATTCTCATGCCGGTGGGCAACACAATGGTTTCGTTGACGAGTTTGGCGTCGGAAGTGTGTAGCAGTTCGTCCAAAGTCCACATTTCGCCTTCGGCGGGGATCGGTTGAACAACACCAAGCGGGCCGGCCCCTTCGGTAAGTCTGGCTGCCTGGTGGGATTGCATGGTGTCGGGTTGGATAGAGAACACTGGGCCTTGGGGAACCCACCCGGCCAAAAACCATACAGACTTGCCGCTGGGTTTTCCTGACCCTAACCCCATCATGGTTCTGCGACGGTACATGAGATTGTGGCCGGTGCGTCCGTCACCTACGAACAGTTCAAGGAGGATTTCGCCGGGGGCAACCAAACGAAACGCTTTCAACGCGGACCTGTCGATTTGCCGGTACAAACCACCTGCCGCTTCTTTCAGCACGGTGCCGTCGCCATATTCGGCTTCCCAATAAACAGAGGTAGCAGGGATCCCAGTGTGATGTAACGACATGAAGGGAAGGATAGTCCTTCCCTTCATGTCATGCGACGCCAGGCTTGGAAGCCAGACGCTAGGTTGTGAAACCACCTTACCAAAGGTGGGATGTTGGGTTTACGTTTCGTCGTACTGCCAAGTGAACGTGTTCTGCGATGTGGCTCCGGCTGTGGCCGAAGTTCCCACCTCAAACGAATACACGAACAGGTCACCGAACCGGCCAGTGGACGGGTTGGTGATCGACCCGGTGATGGCAAGAGGCGAACCTGACGTGAGGGTGGTGACGTTCACGGGGGTAGCGTCCAACCCGGTGTGGTTGCCAGTTGTCAACTGAATGGCCGAAGCCGCAATTCGGTACCCAACGGTGGCACCTGTCGAAGCCTTCGCCCCGACGACAGTAACGCCGGTACCGAACGACGCGGCATCCGAATACCATTTGACGTTGTTGACGGTACCGGTGGGGGTAACCGTGCAGCTCAGGCGGGTCGAAACCCAAAACGAGTAGTTGGTGCCGGCACCGGGAATCGGAATGGGGTCCGTGGTTTCGGTGGTTTTGTGTGCGTCAGCTTGGGACGCCCGAGTGTTGATCGACGTGATGTCGGTTTTGGTGGTTCCACCATCTGCCGTAGCAGTTCCAACGTGACGTTCGATGATAATGGTTGCTGCCATGCGGCGTTACTCCTTCGCGATGGTCTGATCGCCAAAAACAAGGGTACTTGTTGGTGGGTGAACGGTGGGTTCATCCACAGTCAGGTGTCATTCGCTTCGCGGAATGATTCCGTTTGCTTCCAACATGGCTACCAGTTCAATTTTGGTTTTGGAGTCGATGACTTCGGGAAGCCAATCGGTAGCCTCTTTTACCCATGTTCTCCACGCCTTGTTCGAGGCACCCTTGCCGGCGCGGGGAGGCATTGGGGGGAGGTCCACGTTGACTGCGACTGGCTGAACCCCGTCTGTTCGCAGAAGCGAGCGGTCTTCGATCGGTCGGTTCTCTTGAACACAAATGTCCAACAGCAACGCCTTGTCGGGTCTGCCGCCTTTGCGATGCCAGCGTGCCGCCGTCGCGTACGCGACCGTTTCTTCTTTGGTCAACCCAACTGGTTCTTCTGTTTCTGCCATTTTGTCCGTTCCTTCCTTGGTTAGAAGGTGGGGGGTGTTGGTGACTGCCCCAACACCCCCCTTTCCTTCTGGCCTCTTACTCCACAGTGAGAAGCGTAATCATTCGATTACTGCTTATTCACCTGTTGCGAAGGTCGGGACCGAGTAGGCACCTGCCGTGATTTGCATGACGACCGCTGCGCCACGCTGACCGACGCCGGCACCAACGTATCCGTCGTACACGGAGTCGTACAACGGGTAGTTCTGCCGCGGGCCTTCAACAAGTCGAAGCTGGCCGCTGACAGACGGGTTGTCGTGCCGGCGCATGCCGACCACGTTCCGCACGTCGAACGGTCCACCGGAAACCTGTCCAAGCAGATAACCAGATTCGATGTCGTTGTTCTGCACGACAGTCCATTCACCGATGTATCCCTCAACGTTGAGGGCACCTGCGCCTCCCTGCCGGCCACGAATCACACCGGAGTTAGCCAACTCCGACACAACTGTTGCCGACGCTGCCGGAACGTACCCGGTGAAACCACGAATGGTTTGCAGGTCGTCGCGGTGTGCGTGGAGAATGAACGTCGCGTCACCGTACTCTTTGAACCCGTGGTGAATCAGATGATCCGCCAACGTGTCCAAGTCGGCCACCACCAGGGAAGCCCCGGCAGAAGTCAAGTAGTGCGTGTGCGTTCCGTCGTGGGTCCACCGCTTGATCTTCGGCGGCACTTCACCATCAGCGTTGTAGAGGCGCTTCACAGCAACCCCATCTTTGTCGCTGTAGTTGGTGTTGCCGAACAAGGCCGCGAGAACCAGTTCACGCCGCAGAGTTTCCCACGAGTTCAGAATGGTTGCTTGCACCGCGAGGATTTGGGCACCGTTCGAACCGTCGATGAATTCCTGCGTGTACCCATCACCCAGGTCGTAGTGGTCAAGCGGGAACCCGCGAGACACATACGTCACTCGGACTTTCGACGGGCGACCGAACTCGGTTGCCTTCTGGAAACCAGGAGAAGTGGGAACGCCCACCTTTTCGTTGGCTTTCATCGTGTCGAAAGTGAGATTGGCGACCACTTCTGACGCTGAGGCGTTGAACGCCTGCAACATCATCTGCATTTCGTTCCAAATCTCGTTGATGTTCTGTCCGTCCACAGTCGTTCCGCGCATCCCAGGGATGGTCGGAATGGCTGAGGTACGATTCAGAAAACCGGCTTCCGATCCGAACAAGTCGAATGCGGAACGGCCCATCAGGTAGTCGTTGATGTGCGAACCCATCCCCAGCTTGCCGTACAAGGCAAGAAGAGTTTCGGTTGGCTTGTTGGCTGCCTCTACAAGAGAGGCGCGAATGAGATTGCTCATGTTCTTTCCTCTCTTTATGCGTTGGGCAGCAAGCCAACGTCGAGTACGAGTCGCTTACCAGTGTTGTCCACCCAGCCGAGGCATCGAGCCCCAACCGCCCCAGTGGTCAACACGTCGCCGCTTGTCGTCACAAACACTTGGTCGCCTGCGGCGAGAGCAGGTGACGTACCGATGTCGGCTTCCACGAACTCTGCGCGGCTGAACACCGTGTATTTGCGTCCGCCGATGATGTTTTTGTGCGAACCGTCTGATGTGGTTTCGCGTCCCTCGTCCGTCTTGATGACCCCAATGGCGTCACCGATGGCGGCTGCTACAAGAAAACCGGAGGCGTTGACGGTGACACAATACATGTCACCGTCACCCCAGGCACCCGCAACACCGTCGAGGGAAGCGTCCGCGATCATTCGGGCCTTGCCCCCTTCGGGGGCTTGATCGACCTTCACGTCGTTTCCTTCCCAACAAGTAGGGGTTCGTTACTGCCGAACCACATACCCGTCTTTGATGTATTTCTCGGTGTAGGTTTTGAGCGTCTTTTCTTCGGGTGTGGTGGGAGTTGGGGAAGCACCCTTAGGCCCACCGTCACCAGAACCGATCGCTGCCACCAGATACGGTTTGGCTTTGGCGAGAGAAGAAAGCTGGGTTGCAACGGATTTGGCTGTTGGCCGGCCCGTGTCATCCCATTCAATTTCCGAAGCGTTCAAAAAAGACATTGCGTCAACCGGGTCGTTGAATTTGAGTTTGCCGGCTTCGAGAACAACCACCGATTCCAGTCGGGTTTGTCTGATTTCAGCCGCCAACTTCTCAGCATTCGACTTCGTTTCCTCGTTTTCGAGTTTCAGTCTCTCCAACTCGGACAGTTCAGCTTTGGCTTTTTCGGCTTCGGCGGCTGCCAATTCGTCTGCTTTTTGCTTCTCTTCGTTGCGTTCTTTACGCAAACGTTGAGCTTCTGCTTTCAGCTTCCGAACGTAATCCGCCGAATACGACTTCTTGTCTGTTTCTTCTTCGTCCAGTGAACCGTCGTCTTCTGGTCCGGCCTCAGACTCAACGACTGGTTCGTCGGGGGTGTCTTCCGCCCCGAAAAGGGGGTTTGACTCCAAAGGAACCAATCCGTTTACGATCCACCGCCATTTACGCATCAACACCTATGTACCTCCTGGGTTCCGCCTGGGATTTGGTGTCCGATTGAAAGCGTAGACGAAAAAAATGAAGGAAGGAAAGCAATGGGGCGGTATCGACGGGTAAGAGAAGAAAACGTGGGTTGGTTCGCGGGTTAGTTTTCGGGGTCGCCGGCAGGTGAGGTGCGTCTTCCGTCAGCACCACCTAAACGGTTTCCGATACCTCGCGACAACGAAAACCCTTGCAGTTCTGCCGTTTGTTGCTCTCGGGCAAATTTCTTTTCGGCTTCGGCGTGTTCTTCGTCTAACTCTTCGTCTTTCATTCGTTCGATTTCTTCGATTTCTTTGGGGGTGAGGCCTAGTTGACGAATGACGTATTTGAAAGGCAGCCCAATGGTGACCATGGCGGCTGCTTCTTCGAGGATGGCTAAACGATGGTCGTATCGGGGGTCTTTCCACAACACTTCGGCGGTTCGAAAATCGTCCACCGACCTTTTGTCTGCGATCGCGACCAGTTTCGCCACATCCATCCAACGGTAATTCAACAGTTGTTGTTTCCGTTCGACTTTCTCGTTCAAAGGTTTGTCACCGATGAGAATGGACTGGCCGGAAGGCGCGTCGCCTCGTCCGCCTTTGTCCACGGAACGGAACAGGCGCGACGGCGTAAACGACGTGTACGCCATGTGGTCTAACCACACGTTGACCACTTCGATATAGTTGGATGGGTCGGATGTGGGAAACGACCCGAATTGGCCGCGTATCGGTTTGCCTTCCGAATCGAACCCTGGTTTGAATTCCCACACTTCGCCGGCTCCGGCTTTCCAACCGCCGATCGGGGCACCCGACATTGACTCAACGTATCGTTGTGGGAAAGCTTGGAATTCGCCGGAAATGAGCATGTCCAACAGGGTTTTGTTGAGGGCGTCCTGTTGGGGTATCGCCCCGCTGATTTCCGACTGGTATGACTTGTTGTCGAATTGGACTACAGGCACCCGGTTGAACGGGTGGGGTAGGGGCCACAATTCGCCTTGAACACGTCGGGGCGTGAACATGCCGGCTACACCAGCGTTGGGGATTTCCGATCGGGCTGACGGTGTGGACTGCCGCACCGAAGAAACAGATGTTCCTCGTTCAATGTATTTGTAGAGGGCTTTGTCGGTGTATACGTTGACGAGGATTCTGCCTTCGTCATCCACCCAACGCTTCACAGCCCACATGGGGGTGCGGCGCTTTTCCGGGTCGTACCGCACGGACACAAGGTTGGCGGGTTGCCAGTCAACTGTTGCCCCAATGGTTTCGTCGGGCCACACAATCGCGTAGGACCGTTCTTGGATAAGAAGCCCTTCGTGTAGTTGCGACGACTCTTCGGCTATTTCGTTGGCTTTGAAAATTTCCCAAATACGGTCAGCGAGTTCACGGTTTTCGCCTCCGATACCAGAAAGGTTCAGTTTGGTTTCGACGGCGTTGACAATGACTTGCATCCAGTTGTCGCGGAACCCTTCGAACGCCGCACCGAAAATGTCAGCGAACAGGGCTGTTGAAAAGGCGAGAGGTTGGTCACCGTCGTAGTAGTTCTGGTACACCTCCAATCGGGTTGCTTCCGATTGGAGAG